ACGTTGTCAGTATAATGTGGAAGTGACTTCTTGTGCATCCGCACGGTGTAACGTGCAAAGGCGTCCATATCTGGCAGGTCGAGCATCTCAGTATCGGCATGACCAATAAAGATGACGTTCATTCCTTTTTCGTAGGCGAGTGATCCCGCCCAGTCTCTGATCTGCCTGTGCTTCTCAGCCGCCGTGCTGTAGCCAGCGCCGTAGCCGCCACCAGCCTGATTAATCGACTTGGCCTTGGGGTCAGCAGCCACAATCTCTGCCTCGACCATCGTCGCAAGCTGGGTGATCGAATCAATCACCAAAGTCTTGTGGTCGTGCTTCTGTGTGGCAAGCGCCTCAATAGCGTCCAGCACGTCCTGTGTAGACGTGGCAAGCGGAAACAGGCTGACGTTGTCATTGCCTGCAAGACTGGCTGTGCCGTCCTCTGTGCGGATGAAAACAGGGTTGGGGAACATAGCAGCCAGTGTAGTCTTACCCATTCCACCTTCGCCAAAGAGGGTGCAGATGATAGGCCGCTGGCCGCTTGGCTTCGATAGTGTTTTTAGGTCAATCGCCATTACTCAATCCTCCATGCTCTAAAGCTGCCATCGTCCTGCTGCTGACAGCGCACCAGCATTCCCATGCGCTTTCCCGTGTTGCGAATGGATGTGGCTTGCGTCTGGCTCTCAACCACAACGCTATCGCCAACTTCCATTTGATCCAGCAAGTCCTTCCACTTGCCCGATCTGTCCCGCGAGGGTGCCGTCATTGGCACCCCCTTCTCAATTTTAAATCCCATCACCAATCTCCCTTAAATACGAGGGCAAATACCTCGTCCAAAATTTCATCCATGCTTCTCATTCTGCAAACTCCAAGTCTGGGTGGTCGCGCCACCTGTTTAATTTACGCTCTAATCTGATCTGGTCTGGGCTTTTACTTTGTCCGTCCATCACAACGATGGCGTCCAGAGCAGAGATCAGCATTTCTAGCTCGACATCAGTCAGGCGCATTAAAGAACCTCAACCTTGACGCCAACTTTGCCAGCTTTGGTTTCAAAAGCAGGCGCGATCTTAGCCCACAGCTTTGGCGCATTAGCCAACAGGTAACGACAGCCAGCAGCATCCGCGCTGACGGTGTGTTTGACTGGATGCAAATGTTGGGGTATTTTTTTCGATACTTTGTCCCAAACGATGGCATCAACTTTACGAGACACAGGCTGTGTCAGCGTAACTTTGTGGCCGTCCAATTTGTGGGAAATTGACCCCTCGTCTTTGACTTCAAGGGCCGCTGCGATTTGCTCTTCAATCGCGTGGCGCTTTGCGGTCAGCGCCTTCTCTTGAGCTTTGATATCCAGCCAATCGGCGGCAAGAATATCGACATTGATATTGTCCATTTCGTTCTCCATTTTTTCATTCACACTTTTTCTACAAGCCGATCTTTACTAAATGGTTTTGAGCATGTAAAGCTCTTTTTTGAAAATATGTAAAATTGGAGACTACAATGGACAATATGATACCTCTTGAGACCATACGGGACGCCCTGCAAGATCGACGTTTGACGGTTGTGGCAGAGAAATCTGGGCTGTCGCACCCCACCGTAAAGGCCGTGCAGCAGGGCAATGAACGAATCAGTTTGAACACTTGGAGGAAGTTAAGCGATTATCTCACCGTCTATAAATAAGAAGGTCAAAAAAAATGACAATAAAAGTGGAAGAGTATTGCGAGAAGATGGGTTTTTTCTTGGTCACAAGCCCAGCAGGGACTAAAGGCCCAACCCGCTTTGGATGGCAGAAGCCAGAGCAGGCACTGTCTGATCCAGAGAAGGCGCGTCTGTATTACGAGCAGAACCCAACGCACAACGTGGGCTTGCTTCATGGGGCCAGCGGAACTTGCGCCGTGGACATCGATCATGTCGAATACACCAAGATGATTTTCGAAGAACTGGGCATCGATTTCTCAGAGCTTATGCAGTCGGCCCCCCAAATCATTGGGCGCGAAAATCGAGGTAAGCTGATCTTCAAGGCACCGCCCGATCTGATTACCCACAAAATATCTTGGCCTGTCGAGGGCGATCCCAGAAAAACCGAAGTGGTCTTTGAGCTTCGCGCTGGGGCCGTGCAAGATGTCCTACCGCCATCGATCCACCCAGACACGGGCCGTCCATACGAGTGGGCTGGTCGTTCTATATTCGATGGACTGCCAGACCTACCGCCGCAACTTTTAACAATCTGGAGAGAGTGGGATAAGTTTCGGCCACAGATGGTGGCGATCTGCCCTTGGCGGCGTGAGCCAGAATTTCAGCCACCCAGAAGGCCACGGCCAAAGGGTGACGGCACGTCTGTCATCGACGCCTTTAATGAGGCGCACGATATGCACAGCCTTTTAAAACAGTACGGCTATAAACAAACCGCCAAGGATCGATACCTGTCGCCAAACAGCACGTCCAAGCTGGCGGGGGTGAAGGTGTTTGAAGATGGCCGCGCATACAGCCACCACGCCAGTGACCCGTTTGATTCGGCCCACAGCTTCGATTGCTTTGAGTTGTGGTGCCAGTACGAACACATGGGAAACGTCACCAAGGCTGTCAAAGACGCCGCTGCGTTTCTAAATGTCACCAACAATCCAGATCACGAATATGATGAAGAGGCGATTAAGCACGGCGCAAAAGTGGCGGCATCAATTATGTCCAAGCCAGCAGCCAAGTCCGAGCCGCTGGGCAATATACCAGATCATCTGCTGTCGATACCGGGCGTTCTACAAGACGTGGTCAATTATTATTCTGTCACCGCAATCAAGCCGCAGCCCCAATTTGCCGTGCAAGCGGCCATCGCCTTTGGCTCTACAGTAATGGGCAGGCGCTGGGTGACAAACCAGCGGAACTTCTCCAGCCTGTATCTTTTGAATATCGGTGAGACAGGATCGGGGAAAGAACATACCAAGACCGTACTGGAGCGGTTACTTGAAGAGGCTGGTCTGGATGACCTGATCGGGCCAGCAGGCTACACCTCTGGTGCAGGGGTGATGTCCACACTGACCAAGAAGCCAGTTCACGTCAGCGTGATTGACGAGATGGGCCGTATGCTCAAGTCGGCAGCGGCCACGGGAATGCAACACAAGGCTGACGCTCTGACATCCATTATGGAAGCCTTCGGGCGCACAGACGGCGTCATGCGGCAGCAAGGCTACGCCACAAACACAATGAAGGCGTCTGAGGCCGAAAAGCTGGAGAAGGTGGTTAGGAGGCCGAGCCTGACGCTGGTGGGCATGTCCACGCCGTCAGAATTTATGAAGGCTATCGGAGGGGGCGATGTGGCTTCTGGGCTTCTAAACAGGTTCCTGATTGTGAAGACCGATATCGGTGTTCAGCTATCGCAGGAAATCACAACGTCCACAATTTCAGAGCGGCTCAAGTCTTGGGCCAGCGATCACGCTTACGCCGTTAACGGGACGCTAGACCCCGGCTCCACGCACGATGTGCCGCCATCCCCAATGGAGGTGGCATTCACACCAGAGGCCAAGGCGATCTTGAGACGCTACGAGGAGCGGCTGGTGGATGCCATTAGGGCAGAGGCAGGTACTGGGCTGGAGGCTATGTACAATCGATCACGCGAGATCGCCATGCGCCTGTCGCTGATCATTGCCAGATCAATGGGACAGGAAAGTATCGGGCTGGATGCAATGCAGTGGAGCATCGATTATGTCGAGCATTACGCGACTGAGACGATTAAAATGTTCAAGGCCAACATGGCAGACGGCCCCTTTGATGCCTGCTGCAAGGCGGTGTTTACCAAGATCGAAACAGCGGGGCTGGGGGGCATCACAGAGAGCCAGATTACGCGCAGCGTGGGGGCATTCGCAAATATGGACAGACGAAAGCGCGGAGACGTTCTGGACGCTCTGGCAAACGATAGGGGCATAGAGTGCCGCAATCTGAACGAGGGCAAGCGGGGCCGTCCAACGATGGCTTGGTTTGCACCATCAATACAATAGGGGGGGGCATAATGTTTGAGCGAGAGCAGTGGAAAAAAATCTACGAGCAAAACTTAATAATGAGGGGCGCACTGGAGGAGATCAGGGATGTCGCCAATGTCAGCGAGGGGGTGCAGTTTTACGCAATGTTGGCTGAGAAAGCCCTCAACAAATGCCGCGACGATTAACTGCATGATTTATTGCATCACTAAACATTGGGGTATTTGTAAATGATTTCAACGGGTTCTGATTTATTGTATTTATTGCATTTATTGCAGCACCTTGGGGGGCGTCTATACTCCTCACCCTCCACCCCCCTCATACATAGGTGGGGGGTAGGGGGTAGGGGGCAGTAATACACTATATATAATAATAATAATAATAATAATAATATTATATATATATATAAGGTACTTAGGGCGTTTCGATTTATTGCATTTACTGCTCTGCAATAAATAAGCAGAAAATAAAGTAAATAATTTATCTATGTCCCTTGATATATCCTTAAACATGCTTATCTATAGTGTGTAAGAGAGAGAGGAAGAAAAATAATGTCCATAAGAAGAATGAAATATAACAAGAATGGGTTCGACATTATCTGTCGTGTCCACGGCTCTGGAGAATATTCATGGGCCGACATCCTCTGGAAGTCATACGGCGAAAACCAATACCAATACATTGGTCGCATCTACAAGGTGAGTACAATGGCTTGTGGCACAACACGCGATACAGCCACTTGGCATCACGTCAAAGGCGAAAGCCCAATGCATAAAAAATCTTGGCAAGATGCCGCCAAAGATTTGTTCAAATCCTTCAGAAAGGAAGCAGCGTAATGTCAGGCGCAACAGCACAAGACTTCGCAAAATGGGAAGACCACGCCAAGAGCGTGGACTACCACGCCCTCGTCTTCATCATCCAAGACTGCCGCAATGCGCGGGAAGCCATGAAAGGCTGGAACCCCGAAAAAGAAAACTTCTATGCCGACCAAGGCATGACATATTCAGACGAACTCAGGAGGAGGATCAAATAAACTTTACAGACAGTGCAAAATCTTCTTGAACATATAAAATAAATCTCTATCTGTAAGTCACAATCAAAAAAAGAAAGGAGGTAAAAAATGAAGCCAAGCGTCAAAGAACTCTGCAAAGGTAAAACAAAAGAAGAAATTCGTGAACTCGCAATCGAAGAAATTCTTCCATTTGTGCAAAACCGCGAAGAAGCAGTCTACGCATTCGATAAGCTGCAAAAACTCTACAACGAAATGTAATGCGAAAGGGGGCGGTAAAAACTGCCCCCTCGTCAAATCAATCAACAGGAAAAAAACAATGGAACTTCAAAAAATTCACGGGTTAATCACAAATATCACCCAGCACTATTCAGCATTCGCTGTAGATGCAGAAGGCCAAAACACCTTCATCACCAACAACCTCGCACGGTTCTTGCAACTATCTGTAGGCGATCAAGTGCTAATGGAAGTCGTGCCAAACCATCCAGACAAGGCGCAAACAATACCATACCGCGCAGTAGGCTGCGTAAAGCTAAAGGAAAGTCTGCCAGAGGAAAGTCCAGAGCAGCCAGAACATGGCGTCCTGACAGAAATTATTGAGCGGCAAAAACAAACGCCGCAACAAATAGCGGAAGACCTCAAGGCAGTGCTGAAAGCCGCAGACACATATCTCATCACGTCCGAAGTGATAGCGGCATACCGCGAAGACAACCCAGACCATGCAGCCACAACAGATAAAGATATCAATAACAATCTGGCTAGGATGCATAGCAAAGGCAAAATCGCCAAAGCAGAAGTGTGGGGAAGCCCAGAGCAATCCAAATGCAGCTTCAACCTCTGGGCGCATAACGTATCAAGGTTTACGCTATGAGCCTTGAACGCATTGAAGAGCTAGGTCAAATTCTATCAAAACTTGACCTGACAATCTCACATATGTTGTCGTGCAAAATAACGCCAGATGACTTCCCAGACCTCAATGACGCACTCACAATGCTTGAAGAGGCCAGAGGAATGCTGCGAAAAGCATATCAAAACGTCAGGACAGAATATGACAGCAAATGACTTGAACGAAATCTTGGAAGCAATGCCAGACGAAATGAGCGACACTCAAGTCATGGCAGTAATCGCAACAATCATACACTCATATGATCTAGATCATATGTTCCCAGAAATTATGGTCGGTGCTGGGGAGGCGCTGTTTGATATCCACAGAAATATAAAAAAAGAGGGAATGCATTGACCAGACAGGCAATTAAACGAGAGCAGTTTAAAGTAGATCACCTGACATTTGAACTGACCGATACGACCTACGCAGTAATCGCGGGAGAGGCCGTACACGCAAAGGATCGACGCCCACTATTCACAGGCGTCATCACCAAAGGAACCGCAACAGAGCTACGCAGACTGGCTCACCACTTCGATGAACGGGAGGATAAATTATGACCGATAAAATAAATGGACTTGAAGCAATCGCAAAAGTCGCAACATTCGTTCACGAACACCCCGATATCAAACCAAAAGATCACAGGAAAGTAATGGCAGAAATGCTGGAGCCAATGCTGGAGCAATTATTCGGCAACGAATACGAACCATACGAAGAGGAAAAGAAAAATGATCGTTAAATCTTGGCAATTCAGAGGCTACGAGTGGAGCCAAGACATGCCAGAGTGGCTAAAGCCAGAATGCTCCAAACGTGCGGGAAGCCCACATTTGTGGGTTCACACGCAGGCAGGAGAAGAAGCAGCAGCGTCAGGGCAATACATCGCCATCAATCTGAGAGGCCACGTCAGCATACACAACACAAAGCCAGACGG